ACGCAAACGACTCACAGTTCGCATTAGCAGCCTAAACGCAGCTTAGGGTTTCGGTTAGTTTCCTCGTAACAGAATAACTAACCAATTTCATATAATTAAGGAGTTCATTTTGAAGAAAATTTTATTTGNAACATTAGCCACTTTGGCATTATCNGCATCGGCTGTTGAAGTTGGTGTAACTGGTACCCGTGATTATTCTGGNACANCTGACCGCACAGGTTATGGTGTTACACTAGGACAAAAGTTTGGTGCAGTTGGAGTTGTAGCGGGTTATGACCGTTTCACACAAAGCACTAACGACCAAGACCGTTATAGTTTAGTTGCATCATATGATGTTACTAAAATTGGTCCTGTTACTATTGCCGTTAAAGGTGGCGTTGCGTATTTGAACAACCAAACTGTTTCTAATGGTTATGCCGTTACTGCTGGTGTTGGTGCTTCAGTACCTGTTGTTAAGAATTTGGCCGCAACTGTTGACTATCGCCGTCAAGAAGGTCAGAATCGTGTAAATGCATTTGATGGTAATCAAGTTGCAGTTGGTTTNAAATATTCATTTTAAAGACCGGAGTTTGGNGGGTTCTCAATAAAAACCCCCCATTTTANTTTGGAGAAATTTTGAAGATTTATAAAAGTGGTTATCGTAATCATTGGGTATCACCCTATACTATTCTCAAGGTGGTTTGCTTTTGGGAAAAAGATGATGGTGTGTTTTACAATCATGAAGATGTGCCTGGACACAAATACGACAAGTGGATTAATTTCTTAAATCCTTTTTGTATAGCATGGAATAAATTTCTCGATTTTGTTCATCCACAAATTAACTATGTGAAGATTGACCGATATGATACTTGGTCAATGGACAGCACTTTAGCAGATATCATTCTGCCAATGTTGAAGCAATTACAAAAAGATAAACACGGTTCTCCTTTTGTTGATGATGAAGATGTACCAGAAGAATTAAAGTCTACTTCAGCACCACCAAAAGAATCCGAATACGATACTGATGCTAATCATTTTAAAAGATGGGATTATGTTCTTGGTGAAATGATTTTTGCCTTTGAATGTAAAGTTGATGATTCATGGGAAGAAAAGTTTCGTTCTGGTGAAATTGACCATAAAACAGTTGCTTGCAATTGGGATGAAAACGGTAAGGCAACAATGTACCAAATGGTTGATGGACCAAATCACACATATGAACTAGATATGGATGGTATGCAAGAAGTACAGAAACGAATCACAAATGGATTTCGTTTATTTGGTAAATACTATGAAGGACTTTGGGATTAAACTTTGGAGACTTTGGGCCAAAGCATTAGGTGAGAAAGCATCAACGAATGATAGTGAAGCAGATAAGGTTGCTATTGTCCGTTCGATAATTGTTTTAATTTATATCATAACCAATTTAGTTATTATTGCCGGTGTTTTGCGACATTGGAATGACTAAATAACTATACTACCAACACACACAAGGGTAGTATACACACATTACACAGGAGTAAACTATGTCAAACATGACACCTTTTGAAATCCGTCTTGAACTATTAAAAATGGCAAGAGACATGCTATATGATTCTTATAACGCAGAGCGTGACCGTATCTCTCAAGGATGGCACATGCAATGCGAATCTGCAAAGTCTAAGGGTGAGACACCACCCGAACATCCGTCTTTGCCACTAATTCCCTCAGAAACAGATATTATAACCAAAGCTCAAACCTTAAATGGATTTGTGTCTAATAATACTGCGCCAGAAACACCAAAAGTTTCCGTTAAGAAGTCTTCTTAAATGAGGGTAGTGGGACTTTCCGTCCCACTTTAAACAACACACAAGGAGTAAGATGCGAAGCAAACTCATAATTTTTAGCATATTTTTTTCGTCAGCAATTCTATTCTTATCATTTATAAGTGTAGACACATATAATATCCTNCCTATAAAATCAACATTCAATAACTTGACTGTTGAGGCACAAAAACAAGTAACCTGTTTAGCTGAAAACATTTATTTTGAGGCAGCACACGAACCATTAGATGGAAAGAAGGCAGTTGCTTTTGTCACTTTGAATCGGGTGCAATCGGGATATGCCAATAACATTTGCGATGTGGTTCAACAAAAAACTGGGCACACTTGTCAGTTTTCATGGTATTGTGATAGCACATTTACCTCTAGGCGCTTGACAATCAAGCAAACTTCATTGTATAATGATATCCTACAGTTGTCTACAAATGTATTTTTAAATTTTGAACGAATGACTGATGTGACTAATGGGGCAACTTATTATCATGCTGATTATGTAAAACCTAACTGGACAAAACTACAAAAGGAGAAACAAATTGGCAGGCATATTTTCTACAAAAGCAAACAAGACTCAATCGACAGAAACAAAGGAATCATTTAATATGAACAAGGACTTAATCACAATCTGNGTATCGGTAGTAATTATATTGTGTACCGCAATAATTGGCGGAATCGTGTATAATACTAATGATAGAAACAACATGGCGAAGAACATCGAGGCAGCAATTGCTAAAGGTGTTGACCCATTATCAGTGAAGTGTGCATATGAGACAAATTCTAATCCAATTTGCATCACATATGCCGCTACAAGTAAGAAATAATTTTTTAGGAGTATATTATGGCTATTCAGCAAGTGAGTGTTAATCAAATTTCAAACCCAGCAGACCGTGAAAAGTTGTTGAAGGTCATCCGTGAGGTGTCGGATTCAATGGCACGGGCTCAAGGTGAGAAAGAATATATCCGTGAAGCAATTGCAGATATCAGTAAGCAGTTACAGTTGCCTAAGAAGATAGTTGCGAAGATGGCGAAAGTCTACTTCAAACAAAACTATGATGAAGAGGTTGCTGTGCAAGACCAATTTGAAACTCTTTATGAAACGATTGTGAAATGAAATATATTTTTAAACAAATAGATGATATCTCTGGCCGTAATGCAGAGACTACTATAGAATTTAGTACAGATACTCTTCCAGATGTTTTAGAACATTTTGAAATGTTTCTCCGTGGTTCAGGTTTTCATCCATCAGGTACATTAGACTTTGTGGATGAAGAATACTATTATCCAACTTTTGAACCTACTGAAGAACATTATGAAGAACCAGTAAAAGAAGAATGGCCTTTCCCATCACAAAAAGAATCTGAATCTCAGGTGATGAATTGGACTGCGGCACAATTAATTCGAAAACCACAAATGAAAGATGTTTGTCCAGTCTGTAAGATTGATAATGAAACCATGTTGAAGCATGAATGTTGGGACAAAAATTGTCCAAAAGGAAAAGATGCCAACTAAAGATGAAATGGCAAAATTTGCCAGGTCTATAGAAGATTTTGTTATTAAAACAAACTACAATTACATTGACGCAATTGTGGAATATTGCAAAGAAACTGGACTTGAGATTGAAGTGGCGGCTACATTAATCAATTCTAACTTAAAATCGAAGATTGAAAATGTGGCATTAGACAATAACATGCTGAAAGAAAAGGGTGCTAGGTTACCGATATGATATCTGGTTATGAAGCTTTTGGACTCTATCATTCTCTAAAACTTCACTTCACAACCGACTCATACGATTACTTTAAATATGCTGGCAAGACTAATGTTACTGTCACCGCATTTGAAAATCGTAAAGACAAATATCACTTCTACAAATTGTCTCGTAAGTATACCAACAAAGAAGATTTAATTAATTTCATTGTTGCTAATTTAATAGAAGATGAAAAGTCATGGGTCGGTGCTCTGTTGCAAGAAGAGGCCGATATGAACTTCCGTAAACGACAAAAGGTGATTCAGTCACTATCATATACCTTTGAAAATGATTGTAAACTTATTTTTGAAGATTGTATACTTAATCCCAATCAGGTGTTAAGTACTGATGGTGATTACCCATTACTATTGACCAAGACTTTGAGGAAAGAAGTACAGATTGAATCTCTGTGCTTGCTTAATCAGATTCTTGGATTCTTTCCCATGTGGACAAATAAAATCAACGATACTATTAGATGGCCAGAAGTTAGGCGAAAGTGTATCAAGTATGCCTCTTTTCTGCCACAAGATAGTGTAAAATATAAGTTGATTTTGAAAAAGGTGTTGAATGATTAAGAATATTTACCTAGACATGGATGGTGTCTTATGTGACTTTGAGAGTCGGTACATTGAGTTGTTCAATGAATCACCTGGCTCAATGAGAGACAGAAAAGATTGGTCCGT